CAATAACTATAGATGATCCAAATTTAGTATTATGTTGGGTATGGTTTGAAGAAGCTTTTGAAATAGAAAAGAAAGACACTTATGATAAAGTAAGAATGTCTATAAGAGGTAAAATGCCAGAAGGTTATTTTAATCAATCTTTAGCGACATTAAACCCTTGGTCAGACCAACATTTTATTGTTAAAAAAATAACAAGTAAATTAACGCCCGATGAAGAAACACTTGAAACAAAAGGAAAACAGGAGTTAATAACAGAAGAAGAACAAGAATTTATTTATAATGGCGAAAAACGAAAAGAAAAAGTATCGCAATTATTGATGATAACAAATTACAAATTAAATGAATTTCTTGATATTAAAGACTATGCTAGATTTGAGCAAAAGAAAAAAGAAGATTATGAAGATTATAAAACATCTGGATTAGGCATGCCAGGAATAAGTAAAGGGCTTATATTTAGAAATTGGCGAATTGAAGATACAGAAAAATATAAAAATACATTTGAATTAGTCAGAAGAGGTTTGGACTTTGGTTATAGCTCAGACCCTTCTGCTTTTTTACAGTTTAATGTAGATTTGAAAGCAAAACGAATTGTAGTATTTGATGAGTTTGGAGCAATTGAGTTGACTAACGAAATGCTTGCAAACGAATTAAGGAAAAGAATAGAACCATATGCATTAATAAAAGCAGATGCGGCTGAACCAAAGTCAATAGCAGAATTAAATAATTTATGTATAAATGCAATACCTGCACAAAAAGGTCCAGATAGTGTATTACATGGGATTAAATGGCTAAAAGGATTTGAAATAATAGTGGATCCAAAATGTAAAGGTTTAATAGAAGAATTAGGTTTATACAGATGGAAAGTAGATAAACTAGATAACCCATTAAACATACCAGAAGATAAAAATAATCATTATATTGATGCACTACGTTATCGGTAGCGATGATTTATATCTGAGAAATTAGGAGGATAATATGGATAGCAAATTAATAAAAGAATTAATAACTCAATTCAATATGTCAGATATTAAAAAGAAAATGCTTGAAGGAGAAAGATATTTTAGAAATCAAAACGACATATTAAAAAAGGATTTAAAATCCTATACAATATATGACCAAAAAACAGGAAATAAGATAAAAAAAGTAAATGAAAATAAATCAGACGAGCATTTACCACATGGATTTTACCCTAAACAAGTAAATCAAAAGAAAGCTTATGCGTGTAGTAAACCCATAACAATTACATACAATATCCCTGTCGACGGAGATAAAGACAAAACTACAAAAATGGCAGAAAAGAAAATAAACAATATGATATGGAATGTTTTAGGGCCTAATTTTGAAAAGCTTATAAAAAATAGACTAAAAGAGGCAAGCAATAAAGGTAGAAGTTGGTTGCATCCAGATTATATTGAAGGAAAGTTCACATTAAAAAGATTACCTAGTGAAGAATGTATTCCAATATATGACAATGAAACGCAAACATACTTAATTGGATTTATACATTTTTATACTATACAAGATTTAACAGGAGAAGAAGCAAAAGATAGAATATATGTAGAATATTGGGATAAAAGAGAAGTTAGATATTACATAGAAACAAAAGTAGGAGATACAACAATATTCTTGGAAGACGTTACGAGACCTAGACCTGAATGCCACTGGTATAGAGAAATATACGATGATGCATTAAACAACTTAAAAAGAACAGAAAAACATAGTTGGGGAAGAGTTCCGTTTATAGAAATAGAAAATAATGAAGAAAAGACAACAGACTTAGAGCCAATTAAGCCATTAATAGATGCATATGATTTGATAGACAGTGGATTTGTAAATACAATAGAAGACCTAAAAGAGATTATATGGCTAATTAATGGATATGGAGCAGAAGACTTGCTTGCACTTATAGAAAATCTAAAAATAAATGGAGTTGCGAGAACAAACGATACAGCAGGCAAAATTGATGCTAAGCTATTACCTATTCCATATGAAGCAAGACAAGCATTATTAAAAGGCTTAAAAGAGCTTATATATGAGTTTGGTAGAGCAGTAGATACAAGTAATAAAGATTTAATAGGACAAGCTCCAAGTGGCGTATCATTAGAATTTCTATACACAGATTTAGATATGAAAGCAGATGATGCAATAGGTGGACTTACAAGTGCCATATATGAAGTATTGTGGTATGTATTACAAGATTTAAAAATGCAAAATAAAATACCTCAAGAAGTAAATGAATTTGATTTTAAAATTGAATTTAATAAGTCAAGAATATTTAATGAAACAGAAAAAGTAAATACATTAAGCAATGATACTGTAATAAGTACTAGAACAAAGTTGGAAAAGCATCCATATGTGGATGATGTAGATATAGAAATGCAAAGACTAAAAGAAGAAAAAGAGGAGAATATGAAAATGCAAAGCCAAATATTTAATTCTTCTGGAGGTTTTGAACCTTATAATAATGATGACACCGAATAGGAGGTGTTTTTTTATGGCTAGAAAACCAAATGACTATTGGGAAAAACGTTCTACTGAATTAATGAAAAGACTAGAAAAAGGTACAGAAAATACAATAAATAGCTTAATTCAAACTTATGAACAAGCAACAAAAAACATAAATAAAGAAATATCGAACATATTTAAAAACTTTGCAAAAGATACAGGCTTAGACAAGAAAACATTATTAGAATTATTAAATAAAAAAGAAACAGACCAATATTACAAGAATCTATTACAAGTAATAAACAATAATATAACAGATAATAGCATTAAAAAGAAATTGCTTGCAAAATATAATGCGCCTGCTTATTCATATAGGATTAGTCGTTATCAAGCATTACAAGATAATATAAATGTAGAATTAAAGAAATTAGCAAATATAGAGCAAGACATAACGAAAATACGATATGTAGATACAATAAGAGAAGGTTATTATCACAATATATATGGTATTCAAAAAAGTATAGGGTTAGGATTTAGCTTTGCACAAATAGATAATAGAACAATAAATTTGATGCTTAATGAAAATTGGACACCTAATCCAATAAGTGGCGCATCAAACTATTCAAAAAGAATATGGAATAATAGCGAAAAACTAGGCAATTATTTAAAAACTCAATTAACGCCAGACACTATGTCAGGTAAATCAATAGCTAAAATAAGCAAAGAATTATCAGAATATATGAATGTCGGTTTGTTTAATGCAACAAGGCTTGTTAGGACAGAGGCAGCACACTTTGCAAACGAAGCAGAAATGTTAAGTTATGAAGAATTAGACATTGACAAATATAGATTTATAGCAACATTAGATAAAGTAGTATGTGAACATTGTGGAGAGTTAGACAACCAAGTATTTCGCATAAAAGATAAAAAGCCACGGAAAGAACTTGCCACCTTTACACAGTTTTTGTCGCTGCACAACAGTAGCAGAGTTTGATGATGATACAATGGAAGGCTTACAAAGAAGGGCTAAAGACGAAAATGGGAAATATATATTAGTTCCACAAGATATGACTTATCAAGAGTGGTATAACAAATATGTAGACAAAGAAGAAGGAATATTAAATGATTTATTTAATAAAAATACGAAATTAAAGGATATTACAACTCAAAGAGAAAAAATTATAGAAGAAACATTTAAGAATGAGAAAATAAAGAATATTGCATTAAATGCAAATATAAAATCAATAAAAGCAGGTGGAAATAAAGCATATCATAGAAGAGGAAATATTGTATTAAAAGAGGATTATACCAACAGAACAATTATTCATGAAATAGGACATGTGGTAGATTATAATAACAAGTGGCTATCTTCTAATAAAAACTTTATGAAGGCAATTAATACAGACAAAGAATATGTATTAACAAACAAAGATATATACAAAACATTAATTCAAGAAAATAAGAGCTATAAAGAACTTAGTGATATAATAAGTGGAATGACAAAAAATAAAATACGTGGAAGATATTATCATAAAACAAGATATTGGAATAAGCCTAATAAATTAGAAAAAGAAATATTTGCTCAAATGTTTACAATGGCAGGAAAAAATGATATAAAACAATTAAAAATATTTGAAAGATATTTTCCAAATACATTTAAAGAATTTGGTAATATTATTAGGAGGTTGCTATAATGTATGAAGATGTATTAGATGATGAGGTTGAACAAAAACTATATGAATATG